GCGAACGCGTTACCCGCTGCATCCGGCACGTTGGTCGCCCCAAACGGCAGGAACACTAACGGTTGCGTAATCGAAATTTGCTCTTTCATCGGTCACTTACCTCGCTCAAAGGGACACGTCAAACCGTGTCCCTGCGGTTCCTAAAAATCAGCCACTTACGGCTTAGGTGGTGAGGATGTTGTACAGCACGGCTGCGCTGTCGGTATCCTGACGGGCGAAGGCCACGCGCACGTTGGCCGTCAATTGGTAGTTGTCGTAGTACGGCAGGTAATCAACATTCACGTTGATCTTCCGGCGGTAGCCAGCGATGTAGCTGTTCTTGTTCACAGCCACCATCGACCCCTTGACGTTGTTGCCGCCGGTGCTGCTGACCTTACCGTTGGAAGCGGTCGCTGCCAGTTCTGCCGAGCGCAACACCGGGCTGCCGTCAATTAGACCGATCATGCCCTTCATGTTGGTTGCCATTGGTCCGGCCTTGTCGAGAGTAATGAACTCGGCGAGGCTCAAGAGCTTGGCGTACACACCGCTGTCGGTGATGTACACAATGTCTTCCGGGCTGATCTTGGCCGGATCAATCGTGAAGCGCATCACGCGGATCTGTGCCAGCGTCGGGTTGACACCACCCATGTCCACAGCGTTGGCTGCGTTGGCGGTCAAAATCTGGCGCAAGCCGTTGAACGCAAGGAAGCGATCCGTCGCGGTAGGTGTACCGCCGTCATAATTGACGTTGGTGGTGCCGGATACCGTATCACCGTTCAAGAACACGTAATCGACGCTGTTCAGAATGGCACGTTGCGCTTGCGAGCGGTATTGGCTGAGCACCGGAATGATGCTGTCCTCTACCAACTCGGTGCTGAAGCCGACGCGAAGGCTGAGCTTCTGCGCGGACAACTGCACCTTACCGGATGCAATCTTGCTGTCTGGCGTCGGGTTGGTGCTGGCCGCCAGAGTCATATCGGTTTCGTTCTTGGTTTCCGGCACGAAGTAGACCGTCGGGTCACTCGATTCAACCGGCACTTCAAACGGGTTACTGGGCATTTCGTAGATCTTGAACAATGGCGCGATCACGTTATCCAACCGTGCACGCAGCCAGATTTGGTCAGACCACAGATCAGGTACCCACTCGTCACCGAAACCGGCTTGGGTGCTGTACGACTGTTCGTCTGCCTTGATGGCTGCCATCGCGGTCATGCTCTTGATGGCCTTGGTTGCGCGTTCGACGCCCTGCTCGCCATCACCAAAGTGAAGCTCATTCTTCTTCACCTGTTCCAACGACTTGTTGGCGATTTCGCGCATGAAGTCCGAGTCCGGTCGGAAGCCTTCCTTACGACCACTCAAGATGGTGTGCAGGTAAGACATGTCTTCCGGCGACACGTTGTCGTACTTCGAGCGGCTCACCGTCGGCAACGGATTGAACTTGGCTGCCGGGGCTTCTTCCGAGCGGAAGCCGCCAACTTGGCTCTGTCCACCCGCGCCGATGAACGATCCGGCCATCGTCTTGCTAGCGGAAGCAATGTCCGCGTTGCGCTTCTGGGTCGCTTCGATCACCGGCTTCAACGCCTTTTCGAAGTACGGTTGCACCAGCTTGCCCAGCTCGACGAACTTGCCAGCTTGCAAAAGTTGGGGGGCTTGTTCGCTTGCGGTCGCGTCAGACGCCATCGCTTGCTCAACAGCCGCTACTGCATCAGCGATTTGCTGATCCGTCAGGGTTACGCCAGCCGCTACGAGCTGCTGAGCGAACGCCAAGAGTACTTGTTTCATGTCCATGTTGGACTTCACCTCGTCAATGTCAGTTTGTTGGTTGGGAAGATCGGTTGGTTCCAGCTCGTCTTCTTTGTCCTCGTCGCAGATGTCCACCTCAACCTCAAGCGTGATGTTTGCTTTGGCGCAAAGCCCTTCCAAACCTTCAGCGGTAGGTTTATCGCCGGGTTCATCCGGCGCGGTCACATCCACGGCGTCTAAAAGCAAACGCGCCGTATCCAATCCGAGTTGTGCGTATGCCGATTTGATGGTGCCCACGCCTGTCTTGCGTGGTTCGGCGGGGGTGGGTGTCAGGCTGCCTTCAACGATCGGCCAGCGCTTGATCATCCCTGCTTCGGTTTCCACAAGGTGCGGCAGGCTGCCGGATGACCATCCAAGCACGCCCTTCTCGACCAGCTTCAGCACCGTCTGCACATACCTTTCGCGCATGTTCAGTTGTGCTTCAGCCCACACACCTGTCGTGTCCGGCGTCAGTTTGTCAATCGTGCCGATGACTGCCGCTTTCATGGTGCCGTCAAGCCCGTGGTGATACAGCACCGGTCGCTTGTCGTACCAATCCAGCCCCAGTTCCGCATCCGGCGTGAAGTATTCGCCTTGCAAGTCCCGCTGTTGAGGGTTGCCCCACACCACCAGATACCCGCCGATGCGTCCGCTGTCGTTGAGTGCCTTGAGTCCGAATTCCATAAGCCGCGCCTCACCATCTGTCGTTAGGCACAGCGTAAAGGCTGCCGGATTCACATTTGCAAGTACTGTGGAATCAAAAACGCCCCGGCGGTGGGGCGTCTGCTCTTGAACCTAGAATATGCCGCGTTTAACCACGTCGTCAGCCGCTTTCGGGATCTCTTCCCGCGCAGCCACCACCCAGAAGTCTATCGTCTTCTTACTCAGCACCCATCCGGTTTGCTGATGCCCCGGCACTTGGCGCTTACCCGTCACCCACTGCTGATAGCGCATCTTGTTCGCCGTGCTCAGGGCAATCGCGTTGTCACTGTGAACAATGCGGATCGTCCAGCCTTGCGACAAGTTATGTGTCCGCACATAGCGCCCGTTCACCGTCTTGATGACACCCTTGCGCACCATCGCGAAGTAATACCGGCGTGACTTCTCGGTGACGAACGGCCACGGACGCACAGCCGGACGCGGTTCGTGTGCCAACTCGCTCGCCAGATGTGGCCGAATGTTGGTGTTGAATCGCTTCTCGGTTGCCGATTGCAGCAGGTCAGGATACGCCTCAACGAAATCCTTCACCTCTTGCGTCCGCTCGTAATCGAACACGATGTCAGCGCGTACAAGTTTGGGCATTATGCCGCCTCGTTTCGTAGAACAGTAATTCCATTGTAAAGCGTTTCGAGTTACAATATGCTTATCTTGACGGTCTAGGCTGATCCCCGAAAAGTGAGACATATCCACTCACCTGACCGTCATCATATGGATATAAGCACAAGGATAAGTGCTATATGAACCAGCCTAAGATTTGCCGCGTTTGCAAAGAGCCTAAAGCACTCTCAGAGTTTGGGAAATCAAAGAAGACCAAAGACGGTTTGTATACTATTTGCAAAATTTGCAAAAACGCCTATCAAAGAAACAACTATCATGTTGGCCCTAGCGAACAACACCTGACAGCAAAACAAAAGCGACTGGATTTACTTGAAAAGGGACTTCAAAGATGTGCCTGTTGCAAAGAAGTAAAACAAGCAACATCAGAATTTTTCCGGCCACAAAAACAGTCTTTGAGTGGATTGAAATCGCATTGCCGAGCTTGCGAAAATAAACGAAGTGATAGATACGACAAAGAACATCCTGAAAAGGCGAAAAAACGCAACGATAAATATCGGATAGTTCACATTGATCGACGACGAGCTTCATTTCGTGATTATTATGCGCGTAATACTGAAACCCAAAAAAGGCGTTCGCGAGATTATCGGCTACAAAACCCCGCCAAGGTAAAAGAAGGTTACATAAACTGGAAATCGCTCAATAGAGATAAGGTTGCTGAGTCGAACGGACGATGGCGTAAAAGAGTATTCGATGCGGAAGGTCAATATAGTTCCGAGGATTTAAGGCATCTTTACGATGAACAGGATGGTTTATGTGGTTATTGCGGAATTCGTATTTACTGGGCAATAAAACGTGATGTTACAGTTGATCACATAATACCAATATCCCGCAATGGGACGAATAATGCAGACAACCTGATTTTGTGCTGCCTGCATTGTAATTGCAGTAAAAACAACAAGACGCTGCAAGAGTGGATGATTACAAGGGGATGGTAACTATTTTAACCAGTTACCCCGCGCCTTGCCGGAAACCTTAACCAGTCGATGAGCGCATTGCCATCCTTTACAATCGTAGTTGTGGGGATGGCCTGCTAACCCCGGCACCAATTCCTTTTTATACCACTGGCCGAGTCTGTGTCTTTGGCCTTGAAGCGTTTGACATGTTTCACACGAATTATCACCATCTGTACCCGTGAATTCATACAAACTATCTTTATCGGCACTCAATAATGCGGCATTATAGAATGGCTCAATCGAACCGCGATACCACATTGACGGCTTCATTTCTGCGGCTGCATCGCCCACGCCGTTTCCCTTAAACAAGGTATCAGCGATGCCAGTGATGAACTTACTCTGATCAGATAGCAACTTGGCTATATTATCCTTATCCTCGTCGCTAAATTCTGGATCATCAATGCCGCCGTCAGTCAGCCCATCAAGATATGCTTTACGTCCGTAGGTATTCAATAGTGATGCCAGCTTTGACCGGAACTGTTGACGTGTTGCCTCATCATTCCGCGCACGTGCCAACAAGGTTTCAAACTCGCCTTCAAAGTCTAATCTTGTCGAAGCGATTGCCTTATAACTCGCCAGTTCCCGCGCCCGTTCAAACACCGCCTTGATGCTGTCGCGGTCGGTAGCCACATCCGCCAGCGCCAACCGTATCCCCTCGGCAATCGCGTCCCGCACCAGATAGTTCTGGAACGTCACCGAGGCCAGCGCCTTACCACGCGTACGCGCCTTATCAACCTTCTTTTCCCACGCACGCAGCTCGTCTAATGCGTCGGTTTGCGGTGCGCTCGGCAGGATCAGCTCGTCATGATCAGGCAGCGCCTTCCCGGCTGGTGGGTCGTCGTCCGGCTCATCATCCTCGAATGACTTGCTGCTCAACACTGTGCCACCATCAGACCATACTTCCAGCGCCTTGGGTGCGACGGCCAACTTACTGCGGAACGTCACCGACTTGGGTTTGCTGCTCGTGTATCCCATCGTGATGTGTGGCACATACATCAGCGGTTGGCTGAAGCTGCTCATCGCGATGCCTGCCGCCTTGCACACGTCGTAAAGCTGCTGCTGCAAACTGCGTAGGTCGCCGTTCTGCCGGATGCGGAAGTGAACCGGATATTGACCCACGCCTTCAAACGCATTTAGACTGCCCACACGTAGATTCAGTTCCGGCAGTTCAATCGCCTCTAATCCGTCCATCACTGCTTTGATCTGCTCATCCGTCGCCGCCGGTGCATGGATCAGCGTCACATGGTAACTGTCCGGCGCGTTCCACTCACACGGCACATCGCCTAAGTAATCGCGCACGCGGTTCTGTAAGCTGATCAGGTCGGGATGATTCGGCAGTGTCAATGCCATCGTCACTGACTTGCCCGTTACAGGTGGTGGGGGCGTCGGCTCACTCACGTTAGCATTAGCAGCAGCAACCGCATTAGGATCAGCAACCGGTGCACCGCCTGTGTTGTCTGGAACAACTTGGTTAGGATCAACAGGTTGAGGCAACGGCTTACCCGTTATCAATTCAGAGTTATATACCGACGGGGCAACCAACAGCTTCGTCTTCCAGATGTTCGGCAGTTCGGCCTTCGGCACCAACCCCACGCCCTCGTACCAGAACAGATCGTCCATCGCCGGGTCTGGATCGTACCCAAGCTGCTGACGATACTCGTTGTAACTCAGTCCCATCGCCTTGAATTCAGCCTGTGCCTTATCGCTCTTGTCTTTGGTCTGCCGCATCGTCGAAAGGATGCTATCGACTTCAAACACGAACTCGTACTCATCCATCCACA